CGCCGCCGTCGCCGTGACCGGCAATGAGACCTGTGCATTGATCGCAGCCACGGCGGCCGCCGCCAATGAGGCGGGCGTCGAGGTGGAGGTTGCCGAGATACGCACCCGGACATCGCCGATATAGAGGGCGATGGGGCCGCTACCGGACCCGGAAAAGGCAAAGCCGCCGGTCGCGGCCTGGCCGACATCGGCATCAGGCAAAGCGATAGCGTAAACGTCGGATGTCCTGTTCGCGGCCTTGAATGCCGTCACCATGTCAGCGCCAACGGAGCCTGCGCCGAACAGGGCCGTGCCCTCGGTTGCCCGTGTGATGCGGTACAGCGTCCGCGCCTCGGCTGTCCCGCTCGCCAGCATCTGTACGAACAGGACGGCGCGGGCGGGGAACGGCACCAGTCCCATATTGGCGTAGTTCGGTCGCGCCTCGATATAGGTACCGGGTTTCAGCCAGTCATAGGGGATTTCGTCAAAGGTTGTCGTCTGGCTCATTTCTCGGCTCCACGCTTGGTTTCGGGGGCGGCAACAGCTGTTTCAGCCGGCGGCTTCGCCTTGATCAGATCCCCGTCGGCGATGCGGCGACGGGTGTAGAGGGTGTTGTCCCAGTACGCCCCGCCAGGTGGGCACGGCTCGCCGGACGGGAGCGGCACGATCCGGCCCTCGGCCGGCTTCAGGTACAGGCGTGTCTCAGCCATTGTCGGTTTCCTCATTGGAGCGCACGACTATGTCGTCGTCGGGCTCGTTGTCAGCCGGCCTCACGTCCCAGTTGGTCAGCAGGGTCAGGAATTCGGGGGCTTTTGATGCCTCGCCCAGCACGTCGTCGAACATGATCCGGGCGGTGATATCGACGCTGGCCAGCGCCATGTTCATGCTGTCCCAGCCTTCGGCATAGGTCTGGTCGGACCGGCCAACGAAGAATGTTCCGACACCCTTGCAGGTCCAGCCATTCAGAGCGCCGATCACGGTTGCGAGAGACGGAAACAGGCCCGGCCCCAACTTGTCGCCGAAAAACCGCGCGCCGGTACCGGCGTTCTGGTTCATGACCACGATGGTCAAAACGAGTTCGATGTCGCCCTGGAAAATCCGGCCGCTGTTCGATGCCGGCGGCAATGATCGGAACGCCAGCGCCAGAAGCGGATTGCGGCTGACATGCGACTTGAATTCCGCCAGCGTCAGGGCAGCCGGTACGTGCCGGAAATCCCACTTCTTTTCAGGAAAATAGGTCCGCAGTCGCGTCTCAATCGCCCTGGCGACGGCGCTGATCGGGTCGAGCTCCATCACCAGCCCCTCAGATTGCGGTCGCTGAACATCGGCGGTCGGTCACTGACCTTCGCGCCACTGGAGCTATCGCCGGTAGTGATGGACCCGTCATCCAGGGTGGCGGTTCCGTCTGCCAGGCGTTTCAGCCAGGTGATGATTTCCTCGCGCGCCTTGGTCGCCTGTTCGGATGGCTCCGGCGCGGATCCGTGCGCCAGATCAAACCGCGCCAGAATGCAGGCCGCGCGGACGATGGCGAGCGGCACCGGGCTGACCGGCACCCGGTAGCGGGTGCGCAGATAGCTGTCGATCAGATCAGTGGCATCGCGCAGCGCGCCCTCGATCCGACCGGGAATGATGTCATCCGGCACGTCGCCATCGGCAACGGACAGGCGGATCATTTCAATCCGCCCGAACCGGGTCATCATATCGTCAATCGTGCCGTACATCATGATTCCTCAAAGTGCCGACGGCCCTCATTCCGCCGTCGGCTTTTTGCGGGGATGTCGCGACGGTTACCCGCCGAACCGGTATTACCGAGATTGAGACAGCGCATCCGGACCCTCTCGCTGGGTATTACTTGCCGCCGGTTTTCTTCTCGGCAGCGGCTTTCTTGAGCGCGGCAATTTCGGCATTGGCGCTTTCAAGTGCCGATGCTTTCTCTGCGGCATCATTGAGAGCGAGCTGGAACTTTTCATCCAACTCGGAAATCTCGGCCTTTGCTTCCTTCATGCGTTCGCTGTAGGCGGCTGCATCCGCATGCAGCTTGGTTACAGAGGCATCTCTGGCCGCCAGTGCCTCGGCGAGCTTTTCCTTGAGAGCGGCGGTATCATCTGACTCGCCGGCAGCTCCCGGCTGATCGCAATCGAGAACCTTCAGAACCGGATCAGCGCGAAATGTCTCCAGCTGTTCCTCGGTGAAGTGCCCGGCAGGATAGGTCCTGTCCGCCGGGTGAGAGATGCCGCCCCGGCGAAAGCCGGGAATGGTGGAGATGATGCGGACTTTTCCCGTGGTCATGACGCGCTCCCTTATGCCAGGTGCGGAACGACCAGGATTTCGGCGGTTCCCTTCCATGGGTTGGATGCGGCAACCGTGGCACCGCCGACAGTGGTCGGAACCAGATCGCCGTTGATCAGCATGCGGGCTGCGCTTTCCAGCGCCGACGGCACCAGCAGGAGGCGCGGCGTGATCGCAATCACCGAACCGTTCGGCCGGCGGATCGAGCCCATGGCGGCGCGGGCGGCGGCATAGTCTTCAGCCGTGAGCGGTGCTTTCGACATGAATGCCAGCTGCCACATCGAGAACCCGACATTGCAACGACCGTCGACGCCATACAGAAACTTGTCCTGCTTGAAGACGTTTTCGTCGGTGAGACTGTCGAGCGAGGTCAGGGTGAAGGGACGGCGCGTCTGATAGACCAATGGTTTGAGTACCCGCGTATCGTCAACCAGGAACCACGCCGGGCCCGCGCCCGCCTGATAGTTCGAAACCGAAACCTCTTTGCCCTTGTCATCGAACCCCGGATGATCGGTATCGAAAAAGTTCTGCCCGTCCAGGCCACGTGTCGTATCGCCCTGCTTCAGCAGATTGAATGAGAGTATATCGGGAAACTCGGCCGCCGACTGGCCCAGCTGCTGGGCGGCCGGTGTGTACAGCCCGATCTGGTCATCCTCGATCTTGTCGCGCAGAACCGAGAACGATCCCTCGAACTTGCGGTTCCGGATGGTGTAGGAGCCGGCCGACAGATCGTGAAACACGCGGTCGCCAACCCACTCGCGTAATCCTGGCAGATCGTCCAGCCGCGGGTATTCGTTGGCCGAGGTCGTCGACGGCACCGTCATGGCGATACGACCATACAGGGTCGTGGTCGATGCCAGCCGCACATTGAAGGCGGTGGAAAGCGCAGTCGAAACGGCGCGGATATTTTGAGCGTTAACGTGCATGTAAAAATCCTTTAAATCCGCGTCCAGGCGGTGCCGCCCTCGATGCCGTCCAGTGTTCCGGCGAGAAGGCGCGTACCGCCGCTGTCCGAAAGCGAAACGGTGTTGTCGTCGATCGCGTAAACCGGTTTTCCGATATCGGCATAGGCCGGGGCGGCGTCGAAAGCGAAGGGATAGGCATCGCCTTTCATGACGGGCAAAACACCGTCGCCATCGAACCCGTCGCGGTTATCGGCATGATGCTTTGCAACCCCGGCAATAACGACAGCGTCGGCATGGCCGGCGGGAACGGCAAGGCCGCCCGCGGTCAGCGCAACAATCGTCCGGGCATAGATGATGGTCACGGCCTTGACGCCGTAACCATAGGCAGCGCCGTCCCGGTACGCCAAAGCCTGATCTTTACTGGCAGCCATCAGAGAACGTCCTTCTGTTCGGATTTCAGGGTTTCGGCATACGCCTTGGGGTCGATCCCCATCAGGCTGCACACTTCAAGATCGGACGCCGTCAGACTACCGGACGGACTGGCCGGGTCCTGGGGTTGTTTCAGGCCGCCCGCATGCAGGGAAACCATCGCCCCGATTTCCTTCTCGACGGCGGCGGGATCGGCCATGTGCCGCTCGATGTAATGGTCGCGCAGGAACTTGACCGGCTTGCCGGCGGTGATCGCACCATCGACATAGGCGGTCGCCCGCTCACGCGCCCGGTCGCCGGTCATGGTCTGCACCTGGCTTTGCAGTGTGATGATCGTCTCACGCATGCCGGCGACATCGCCGGTCTCCGCGCCACGCGCCTGCAAATGCTTGACGACATCGTCGGTCGTTAGCTTGTCGGCGGTGTATCCGGCCACCTCGGCGATGCGCGCCAGCTCGGCGGCATGCGCGGTGACCGCGGCGGCGTGAGCGGTGTTCTGTTCGGTAATGGCGGTGATAACCGCGTCCTCGGTGGCGTCGTCGGCCAGGCCGAGCGTCTGCCGCAATCGCTGCATCAGATCCATGGTGTTGTTGCCCTGGGTTTTGGAGTGGATGGTTTTGAGAGGGAGATTGGGATCGTTGGTCAACGATGCCCGCAGGATCCGAAGCACCTGACTGTCGGTCCGCCTGGATGCAATGACAGGGGACAGGCCCTGATAGGCTTTATCTTCCATGATCGCACGACCGGAGCCGGTCCATTCGACCCTGCCCCAGATGCCGTCCTCACGGGCCTGCATCTCGACGATCCAGCCGCGCGCCGGCGCGGGCTGGCCCTTCGGTGCTGCCAGATCGGTTGAGTGGCATTCATCCAGCGGGATTTTGCCGCGCGCCATGGAGGCGGTGATGACGGCATGTGCATCGGTAAGACTGAACGGTCCGCGCCCGTCGCTACCGGAAAATTTTCCGGCCGGGCACAGATGCAGCCATTCCGGCACGGGGCCGTCGGCAAAGGCGGAAAAGAGCGTGATCGTCGTGTCGTTCATGAAGGCACAATAGCCCCATGAAAAACTCTCCATCATACCCGTAAATAAGGGAGGGAACGCTGTTTTTCGAAGAAATCGATTTTAAAGCCCGGTGGCGGGCGGCGCGTCATCGGACAGACGACGAGGCGTAAAACAGCATGTGAGCCGTTTCGAATCTTTCTTAAACCGTTCTTAAACGTGCATCAACCGATTTAGGCAGATGCGCGTTTGATTGCGCCCTCGATCACGTCGAGCGTCGCCTCCTCATCCTCGCTGGAAATGCCAAGATAGGGTCGCGCCGGAAGGGTGACGGATTTCGGCCTGGCCGCGCCGTCGCCGGTGAAGAAGAATAGTCCCTTTGGATTTTTTGCCGTGATGGTGCCGCCGAACTGGTGGATCGCCGCATACACTTTATTGGTGCCGACAGCGACATGGTCGGATCCGGCCTGCATGGTGATCGATCCCATCAGCCCGCCGCGCATGGCCGAGCCGCGCAGGATACCGGGACCCTTCTTGATGGTGGCGTATCCGGACGATAGCGCCGCCCAGCCGGTTCCTTCCGGAGAAACCGCCCGTTCAAACCGCTGATGCGTTCCCTCGATCAGCCCCGTGCCGATAGCCCGCAAGACGGGTGTCGGGTTTTTCAGCGCACGCTCCAGCCTTTGAAATGCCTGCTGAACGGCTGCATCCTGAAACTGCCAGCTGACAGTGACGCCGCTCATTT